GACCGTGCCCACCAGGATGCAGTGCAGCAGTTCCGCCCGGCCGTCCTTGTTCTTGTCGAAGCGAATCCAGACCTCGCGCACCTTCACCCGGCGCATGGACGGATCGGTGTTCTCGCCGTCACGGTCGCGGAACGGGGTGTATTCGTCCCGTAGGTCGTGCTCCCAGTCCCCGATGGTGTCGCCACCGTCGTTGATGTCGTCAGGGATCTTGAAGCCCTCCTCCCGCAGCTCCGAGATCGTCTTGTGCTCGGCGTGCTCCACGAAGTCCACGCGGCGGTCTTGCAGGCTCAGTTGGCGGGCGTTCTGGCTGACCCTGACGCTCTCCGGGGGGAGGTTGTCGATACGAACCACGTTCTCAGGACGCTTGCGCTCGATGGCGACCTTGTGGGTCTTGAGGAAGTACGACATTGGGAACCCATGGGCGTCCACCACGTGCGCCTCGTGCTCAACCTCCTCGTGCTCGACCAGCTCAATGTCCTTGTCCTGCATCAGCAGGGCAAACTCATCGTCGGTCAGGCCGTCGTACCGCTCCGTAACCGTGTCCTCGGAGTCGTCGTAGTAGGCTTTGACATAGCCCACCTTCTGCACGAGAGCGTCGTGGAACCACGCCAGGCACACGTCAAACCACGGATTGCGCTCCGTGATGATGTGGTTAACGTAGTCCGTCTCCTGCTCGGCGCCCTTCACGTCCTCAGGCCCACGAGGGGTGAAAGAGATGATGTCCTCGCCAGAGGTGAAGATGTCAGCCAGTTGCGGCTTGATCCACTCCACCGTGTCAAAGACCGTGCGGTAGATGACCTGGGACCGACCCTCGACCTCGTTACCCAGAGGCTTGCCGAGGTAGTAGTCCAGAGCTTCGATGCGGTCATCTTGGAGCGCGCCGAACGTCTCTGCTTTTGCCTCGTGCTGCTCGATGGCGGCAATCAGCAGGTTGTCGCTATCTTTAGCCATTCTTGGGGGGTCTTCCGGGTTTGGGGCGGTTCTTTAGCGCCTCGATGTCGGCGCGCATCTGCTCGATCAACTCAACGTAGGCGGGGGCATCAGGGATAGGGCGGTGAACTTCGCCGCAGCAATTGCACGGGCCATCTTCAAGCTCTCTGACCCGCTCTTCAAGCTCCTTGATGCGGGCGTGTAGTGCGATGCTCATTCGTCGCCTTCGTCATTGCCGCCGTCGATATCGCCTTCATACCCGCCATCACCGTCATAGCCGCCGTCTGGTCCAACTGGGCATGTGTTCACTAGATCACCCCGTTCTGTCTGTACTTGATCGGAGCGTCCTTTTTCTTCGGCTCCTCGTAGGCAACACACATCAGCCCGAATGCGTCGGCAGCGTGTGATGCCCAATCGTGCTCAGGGCCAAGGCCGATGCCCCTCTCCTCGTCCCGCTTTTCATGGAACCATCCCAACGCATCGCGCCCGGCCTGTGTGGTCGCCTCGTGGAACCACATGGCAGGGAACAAGCGCCTGGCAGCTTCGATGCGAGCCTTGGATGCGCCCTTGCCTTGGTTGGGGATCACCGTCACCCGGTAGCCCGCCGACTTCAAGGCAGACTCATACGAAACATCGTGCACCTTGTCGTGCGTCGCCCCGTCATGCGGGAGCCAGATCTGGCACCGCTCCTTGGTGTAGTCCCGGCTTCGCATCCAGGCGAGGTGAGTCGCCAGGGGCTGTCCAACAGCCTCGTAGTAGTCCAGCACCCGAATCTCTCGGCCAACGAACTGGGCGATCCACATGGCAAAGGCGTCTGCCTTCGCTCCAGTACCACCGATGTCCACAAACGCCCTGAGCGTCATGAGCGGGTCTTCGGGCACATTCCCAATCCGCTTATCCAGCTTTGCCTTGGTCAGGTGCTTGGCGAAGTACGCGCCCTCGACCACGGTGACGAAGTCGCCCTCCCAGATGTGGGCGTACTGCTCCGGCCGTTCCTCTAGATCCCTCTGGCGATCCCGCTCCAGCTTTGCCGGAAACTTCGGGTTGTCTCGCCAGTTCAGTTCAACGATCTTGTAGCGAGCATCGTTCGACGCCCGAAACCTGCGCTCCACAGGCGCCGTCTTGCGCTTGGGGTTCCAGGTCACCCACAGTTCTGCGTTCCAGCCCTCACCCTCCTCGCGAAGGGTAGGAATCAGCGTCGTCCACGCTTCATCAGTGACCGGCTCGGCCTCGTCCACCCAGCACAGGAGGATGCGACCCTTGGACTTCACCGAGGCGATGTTTCTGTCCAGGCCAGCAAAGGCGAAGGAAATCCGCCCGTCCTTGCTCTTGACGTACCTGTCGCCCAACTCGTAGTAGGCGGACAGGAAAGGCTCGTCTTCAATTGCCCGCTTGATCTCTTCCAAAGAAGAGTCGTCAAGAGAGTTCATGAACTGGCGAGCGCACAGGATGATCCCCGACTCACCAGCGTTGCCGTGGATGTACCCACGTACAGCAGCCATCTTGGCAAAAGAGCGGGTCTTGCCACTCCCTCGCCCTCCCCATGCTCCCCGGACATCTGCCTCACCCGCGAATACCGGGATCAGCTTCTCGGGAAGCTCAATTCTTACCGTGGTCAAGCGGGGCCAGCTCAATCCGGGTGACGGTCTGCAGGGGGTTGTCCTCGTCCCCGGAGATGGTCACGGCAGACAGGTCAGGGATGCTCTTGCGAAGCAGGATCTCGATTGCCTTCAAGCGAGTAGGCGAAAGCTCGCCCTTCTCGTTAAGTGCGTGCTCCTGCAACACATTTATGAGCTGACTTGCCTGGATCTTGGCGCGAACCTCGGCGCTGTGAAGTTTGTTTAGGCGTACTGCCATTTGGTAGACCTCCCTTGCGGGCGTAGTCCGGTTAGTGATTGCTAACAGTTACTCGCCAGTGCCGACGTTCAGGTAAACAGTGGCAGTGCCCGAGTCCATGATTGCGGCTACGTTGTCTGCTCCACCCTTGGTGAAGGCTTCAGTAGCACCAGCAGCCACAGCTACCGTGTAGTCGCTCACGGTCGCGGTCTGGGCGCCGGAACCCCACTTCAGTTTCACCACACCCGTTCCAGCGTTGTGAACGCGCAGGACGGGATAGCTGCCAGAGATGGGGGTATTGCCCGACGTGGTCGTTGCGCTGACCTCGTACTTGAATTGAGGGTCAAAGACTTTGCTCATTCGCGTTCTCCGCATTTCGGAAAGGATTTACTCGTATCTGAGGACATAAAGCTGCATGGACACAGCTCCACCAGGAGAAGCAATGCTGGTGGACTCCGGCGCCGTCTCGCCAAGCATCACGTAGATGTCGTCATCGCTAAAAGGCTTGCGAATCGGGCAGTAGCCCACCATGCGCGGCTTGGTGAAGAAGCGATAGGTGTCAGTGAAGGTCAGGTCTGCGTCATAGGCGGACGTGAACTTGTGGTTCGTCCGGTAGTCCACGGTGGACACTGCCTGCACCAGGCGGCCATAGGTGCCCAGCAATCCGTCTGGATCAGCCTGCAGGAAGCCTGCGTTCACGCTGGCACTCTCGTTGTCCCCGCCGATGAAGTTCGCGGAGTTCACCGTGACGCCACCATCAGTAGATTTCGTCCACGCGCGCCGACCGCTGGAGGTGTTGCGCAACGTCATGACCAACGTCCCGTCCGGCCAGAACGCCCCGGCCGGCTCACTCAAACTCGGAGTGCTCCCCGCTTCGACAATCGGGCCAACCTGCTGTCCGTCCTGCAGCATCGTGGTGGACCAGGACCAATTGGCCCCCGTCCCATCTCCACCTGTGGCAAAGTCGTCCGTCCACATGAACCCGAACAACTGATTGTTCATGTTCAGGGTCGTGTAGATGCGTCCCGCGTTCGTCTCGCCGTCTGGAACTTGCCAGATCGTGGCGTTCTCGTTCAGGCGAATGGCGCCAGGCGTAGCCGGAGGGAAAGCAAAATCGTTCTTGTCCGCGACCAAGACCTTATTGCTGAACCCGCCCACTCCATCGCCAGAGTCGCTGCGGTAGAGGTAGATCTTGCGGTCGTCGTCCGTCAGCTCGCCGGATACGCTTTCCTGCTCGATGGAGAGATACAGCAGACGGCCGGCATAGGGGCCGTACTTCACCTTGAGCAAGAGGTTGCCCATGATCGTGCCAAGCCCGTCATGCCACCTTGCCTGCTCCGCGATCAGCGTCGGCTGCGTTACAGCAGTGATCTGGTTGGTCGCCCGGTTGAACTCCCAGATCTGGTAGAACGGCCGCAGCGGCAAATCCTCGTTAGTCACGTTCCCGGGAACCTGGTGTTCACCAACAACAGTCCCGATCCCGCACACATCACCATTGACGTACAGGGTTTCCAGACCTGGAATGCGCCAGTAGTCGGATTCGGCCGCATAGCCACTGACAGGGATTCCTGCGCGAGCAACAAACGCGGTTGCGAGGATGTTCGCGTCTACATTGGTGTCGCTTCGATCCAGGTTCCACAGGCGCAGGGCGTCGAAGTCGTCAGAAACCGCACTCGGAACGACCGCAATCCTGTTGACCCACAGCGATTGACCAGGCGTCATGCGGTAGTTGTCGAACGAGATTGCCCCTGGGAGCTTGTTCCACCAAGACGGCTGACCGTTGAAACACACCGCGCAATCATTCTCTGCATGGCGGTACTGCACTTGCAGCCGCCCAGCCGCATCCACCCCGGACCCGTCGCCGCCGTGGAACTGGCCGAATGTGAGGTCCCGCACCGTCCCGTCATTCGACCGGTGATTGAGAAGCGCGCCCCCAGTGCCCGCCTGGAGATTGATGTCTACGGTCGCCAACGCAGTGGTGCTGCTATAGAAGCCCATCTGCGTACGTTTGGCGGTGCCTATACCTTCAGGAGGCGAGTAGACATCCAGGTAGACCGACATCGCTGCAGCGGTCGGGAACTTCGTGCTCGCGACGCTGAAAACGTCCGCAGTGGTCGCGAAGTCGGCCGCAGCAGTCGGATGCGGCGGTACAACGTGTCCCTGCTGGACGACGTTGAACAGAGCCACCTCAAACGCATCCCCCGACGTGCCGATCTTGAACACGACCGTTGGGTTCGCGACAGCGCCTTTCAGGTAGACAACCCCGTACTCTCCCCCAGCCGGCCCCACCATGGAGGTCACATCGGTATAGTTGGTGCCGTTGTTGACCGACAGGCTCAGCGTCCCACTGCCAGTCTTGCGCCGGACCCAGGCAAAGGCGATCTGCGTCGTTCCGGCCGAAGTCACAGCCTGCGTAATCGTGCCGTCTGCTGCAGTTGCGGTGATGCTGGAGCAAGGCTCTCCATGCGGACCCACTGCATCAAGTGCAGGGGTGATATTGCTCGGTGTCCAATACGTTGCGCAACGTATTGGACACCGAGCAATATCACCCCTGCACT